CCCCCCCTGCCACACCTTGGCGGGCGCGTCATCGATGGCGAATCCCCAGAGCAGAATGCGGGCGCCGTCGCCTGCGGCGTACGCGTGGGTGCCACAGGAAATCGGCACCGGGCTGAACGTCTCAAGGTCGCAAAATAAAAGCATCGTTCCTCCTATTTGGGCGGGCAATCCGAAGAGCGCCCGCCCCCACCGCCTTACATGCCGCCGAAGGGGTCATCGTCTTCTTCTACCGGCACCTCAGGCGTTTCGATCACGTCGAACGCGTTCTTGATCTGCCCCGCTGTAGAACCGCCGGAGAGCGGCGTGCCGTCGGCGACGAACTGGACGCCTTCAAGGTAGGTGGTCACGCCGCCGCCGTTCTTGTCGTAGAAGTAGACCGTGACAAGCATCTTGATTTGGCATCCGGCGTAGGGTTTTCCTGCCGTCGAAGCAATCATCTGCTTCTTCTGATCGATGACGATGGGAGCGCCCTTGTCTTCCTTGCGCTTGGAGCTGATCGAAAAAGCGCCGTCGTCAAGCTCGCGCAACGGCCAGGACTGACGGGAGCCCTTGAACTTTCTCAGCAGAGCTTCCACCTTGTCGGCGCCGGCGGTTTCTTCGATCACCTGGTGGGCGGCCTTGAGAAAGCGCTCCTTGGCCTCATCCGTGAGGATGACGCCACAGGACCACTGCTTGACGCCGTTGTATTCCTCGGGAACGAAGAGCTTGGGGAAGGTGCAAACGCCTTCGAGCATTACCTGCTTGTATCGAGCCATTTTTTTCTCCTAAAAATTACTGTTCGATGACTTCAAATTGATCCTTGACGTTCATCGCCAAGGCTTCTCGTTTGTCGGACTCCGGCGCGACGGTGGGCTTACCTTCCGCCTGCGTCATGAGCGCTTTGATTTGCGCCCACTGGCGCGGACCGATGAGCCCTTTTTCGTGCGCGGCTTCGGCTTTTGCCGGGCTGATGAGCGTCTTCGTGTAAAGAACGTCTCGTCGGATACGCATTGCGCAAATGCGCTCCTCGGCGTTGGCCGCCCATTTGCGATTTCCTCGGCGCCCGGCGACGAGCTTGAAACCAGCGATGCGTTCGCCTTGGGTAAGGCGAGCCAGCGCCATAGCGCGGACGGAAGAGCACCAGGATTCGATGGAATCGAGCCACGGCAGGGCGCGGGCAAGCTGTTCGTTCGTCGCCGGCAGCTCGAGCTTTTTCGGCGGCTCTTCGACGATGTCGAAATGCGCAAGCGTCAGCTCCCGCGTCTTGGCCTGCAGAGCGGGACAAATCGCCTTGGCCTTGCAGAAACGGCACTGGGTTTCACCCGGCACGAGGTTGTCCAGAGCCTCGGGTTTGTCGATGAGAGACATTGCGAGCTCAGCGGCCGCCGTGATCTCCTTGCCGAAGGCCTTGAGGCTGGAGATATCCCACTCGAAAACCTTTTCAACTCGGCTGATGCGAGGTTGAAAGATCACCAGGCGCACGGCGCGGATATCGAGTTGGTTCTCGAACTCCCGCAAAGCCGCAAGGGCGTAGATCGAGAGCTGGAGGTTGCGCTCGGCCTCAACCTCAACCCCCATGCCGTACTTGAAATCAGCAATGGTGAGCACGCCGTCCGCGGTGATGGCAAGAAAGTCCGCCGTGCCGACGTCACCCTCGTGCCGCGTGACGGCCGACGTGTCCAGGCGGCGTTCCGCCGCCCAGAAAAACAGGTGGTTTCGGTTAATGCGCTTTGAGAGCATCCGAGCCCAACCCAATGCGCAAGAGCGCATCGTTTCGTCTCCCGTCAGCTCTGTGGGTTCACCACGAAACACCGATTCGACGGCACGCTGCGCCTGCTCATGCGCCGCGGTTCCTTCCTCGGCGTAGGCCGAAGTGTCGTCCGTCGGCGGCATCTTCTCGATGAGGGCGACGGCGCCGGGGCACTTCGTCCAGCAGTGCGCGGACGAGGGGGACAAAAGGGAGTGGGCCATGACTACACCCCCACCTGTTTGAGCGCGGCGTCCCACGCATCGAAGTCCGGCCACTCAGCCACCGACTTCACGGCCACCAAGCGCTGAGAAATCACCGTGCTCCGAAGCGTCGGGAATTTCTCGGGGTCCTGCATCGCCACGCGAACGCGGGCGACGAGGGCGCTTAACTCCGAAGCCTGCGGACGGTCGCCTCTTTCGTTTGCGCTCTCCGTCGGCGTAGCGGCAGGAGCCTGCGGCGCGGGCGCCGGGCTATCTTCGACCTGCGCCGGGGCGGCAACCCCCGTGTCGGGGGTTTTGGCCGGCGTTTCGTTGGCGGATTCAAGTGCCGCCACAACCTCTTCCATGGCGCGGATGGCGTTTCTGAATGCATCCGCCAGGTGCGGCGGAAAAATTAGCTTTTGTTCCATTTTCGTTCCTCACTTCTCCTATCGATCGCCTCGTTCAAAACGGACAACAGCCCGGATGCAATCCGCGCGTTTTCAGTTTTGACTCGGCACGGCTTTCGCCGACCCCCGGCTCGGCGCTGGTGAAAAAAAGGCGGCACCTCTTTCTAGGGGTGCCGCCTGCTATTGGGGGGCCTTTTGCATAGCTTCACGATTTTTTTATGCGCTACGGCTTTCAACCAGCGCAGTACGAATCGTACGCGCTGAGTTTTCAGCGCGTGCAGTAGTAAAAACCCCTAAAAACGCCTGTTTCGTTTGATTTTCGTCAAATGTTGCGCTTAATAGGCGCTAAAAAAGTTGCATAGCACTACTGAAGCGCCTAAAGTACGCCTAAGAGAAAAGCGCATGCAGCGCTAAAAAGGAGTATCTACTATGACCACCACCACCACCACGCTCAGCCCTGCCGCCCGCAAGCTTATCGACCGCGTGACCGACGACGCACGCGCAGGGGCTCCTACGCAAGCTTTGCTCGACGCACTCTGTGACGGCGCTTACCTCGAGCAGATCGACGGCATCGACGGCCTCGACACTGCCGCGGTAGAGGAAGCTTACGCGTACCTCGAAGATCGCCCCATCTCGTACCGGTATGAGATCCGCGGCGCGCACCGCCTTGCGTGGTGCGGCCTCGACGCGCGGATCGCCGCGTGCTATCTCGACTCCTTCAGCTTCGAAGCCGGGTCTGACGACGAGGCGCTTTACATCGTCGAAGATCTCCAGCTCCGAGACGACACTAAGGCCGCCGCGGTTTGCAAAAAGGCGCCAAAGCTCTACAAGCAGCTTTACCGCACGCCGTGCTACGAGGACGCGCTTTGGCGCCTTGCCCGCGGCGCCTACGACGAAGACGAAAAAGTAGAGGCCTAAAAAAAGTTTCAGCCGATGGCGCCGCATCGATGCGGCGTCATCCACGGGGATTTTTTTCAGCTACTTCAAAGGAGAAAAGCTATGCAAGGACACTTACCAGCCACCGGGCACGAGATCACGCAAAGCGTCCGGGAGGAGATCGAGCGACAGATCTGGGACTTTTTCGAGTCGCTCGAAGATGAGGAGATCGTCGATGGAGTATGCGCTTCGGCGCGACTGGGCACCGACGACGGCGGGCTTTTTTACACCTGCACGGACTTCACCGACTGGAAGCTTCCAGAAGGCGCAAGCCGAGATGAGGTAGACGCGCTCTGCGTGTCTCTCGCGGAAGACGCCATGGCTCGTCTGCGCTGGTACGAGAGCGAAGACGACGCCGCGCAGGCGTACGCGCACGGGTGCTTCTGACTTTAAGGAGGATTAAAAATGTATCTTATAAAAATTACGTATTTCGATGGCTTTTCTGAGTTTTGCGGGCGCTGCTACGCGTCTTCTATCCAGGCGCAGCGCGCGGCGGCCGAGCTTTATAAGCGGCCAAAGACGCAAGCGGTCGAGATCTTGGTAGTCGAAAGCCAGAGGACTTTGCGAAAGCTGACGAAGTCAGAGCTTTAAAAATCGATAGCCAAGAAAGCCACTGGGGAAGTCCGGTGGCTTTTTTATGGCTGTATGGGGCGAAAAGCCCGGACGACGGCGCCAAGGATCTTCACCTCAGTGACGGGCACGACCACGCCGGGCAAGCCGTCGGCCATGACGATCTTTCGGCCGACGATATCCGCCCCGATCTTTCTCAAGACGATGTTTCCCGCGGCCTCGACTACGAAAAAGCCTGCGCGGACTTCCCTTTGATCTAGATCAATGAAAAGTACATCCCCAGGAAAAAAGCGCGGGGTCATGGTTTCGTCGGAGACCAAAAAGACGGCTAGGCTTTTCGACAGGCCGACGATTAAGCGCGGGTCGATCGAAAAAGTTTCTCCAGCGGCCGCCGAAAGAAGCGGGACGACTGGAGATGAAAGCGGCGCGGCGGGCGAAGGAGGCGGGACGCCGGACGCTTCGGGCGGGACGGCGGCGGCGGCGTGCGGCGCATTCATCCACCCCGCGGGGAGGCCAAAGGCTTTTTCGATCTCCTTACACAGCGCGCCGCCGGGCGCTCTGACGGACCCACTCCGGTTTTTCGTGCCTTGGAGGATCTGGTAAAGATAGGGATCCGCGCGGCGGCGTCCCAAGCGCGCATTTAGGTCTGCTACGGAGTAACACCCTGCGGCGATAGTCTTCAAATTTTTTATCCTTATCTCTGCTAAGCTCGATCTCACGCGTTTCCCCGTTTTTTGGCGAAAAAAGCTAAAAAAAGTTACGCTATGTATCCTTTTACCCCCCCAGTTACAAAAAGGGCCTTTATAAAAAAGTAAAGAAAAGGGACGGTTTGAAAAAGGGGGGTCTAAAGTTACTTAGCGTAACGCCGTTAAAAGCGCAAGCATAGCGCAAAAATTGCGCTTTTTGCGCGCTTTTAGCTGAAATTTTTATGCCGTCCACCCCCGGCGGCGGTGGAAAAAGGTCGGCGGCGCGCGCCCAGATCGTCAAAATCCAAAAAATTTCGAGCCGACGCCCCCGGTAAAGACCGCCGCCGCAGGCACCGAACTGGGGAACCTCTCGGGGAACAGCACCTTTTTATCCTTTAAAATCAACACACTGTCTTTTCCTGCACAGAAAAAAGCCCAACAAGCGGCACCCGCCGCCGCCCCCGGTGGGAGGTACCGCCCGCCGCCAGTCCCGCCCCGCCCAGCGCTTTGGCCACTGCCGCCGCCACTGCCGCCCCGCCAGTGGCCGGGCTTGGTGCAAGCAAGAACCGTGCCGGTTTGAACGGCGGGGATCCGCATCGGCTCGGATTTAGCCGAAGGGCCCCCGGGGGCCCCATTTTCCCCTCGCTTCGCTCGGGGTGGTCGACCGAATCCCGCGCAAATTTTCAAGCTCAAATCAACTTTAGACTTCCAAAGTTCTTTTGCGCGCCGTGGTACAGTTCGCCCATAGCAGCAGGAACCGACGATGAAGCACGACGTAAACGACGAAGGTCGGCGCATTGGGGAAGGCCACCCGAGGGCGAGGTATTCGGACGATACGGTCGAGCAGATTCTGAGGGCGAACGAAGCTGGGGTGACCAGCCAATCGATTTCGCTGGTGCTGGGAATCCCGGCCTCAACGGTGAGGTCGATTGTGAACGGGCAAGCGCGTCGGCAGGAACCGACGGTGTGGAGGAAGCGATGCCGCAGAAGCGACCGGTGAAGGAGGCGTTAACCGCCGCCGTCAAAGCCAAGCGCAAAGCGGCAAAGCGGGACGAAGCGCCGAAGGCCGCCGCGGTGGTCGTATCGCAATCGAGCGAGCAGTTTGAGGTGATGATGCCGGACCTGTTTGCCGCATTGCGGGACGGCCTTTCGGTCTCCAAGGTCGCCAAGCAGTTGGGCGTTTCAGCCGGTCAGCTTCGCAGCTATGCGTGGCGGCATCACCGTGACGAGTACGAGCAGGCTCAGAGGGACAGCGCGGACATCCTGGCCGAAAAGGCGCTGGAGTCAGCGGCTGAAGCCCACCTGCAAGAGGACGTGATTGAGACGACTTACGCGGACGGGAGCGTGACGACGGCGGTAAAACGCTTCGACAACGTGCCCCGCTCGAAAGTCGCCGCCGACACGCTCTTAAAGCTCGCCGCGGCGAAGGACCCCGAACGATATGGGTCAAAGGCGGCGTCTACCGACTCTACGGCGATAGCGGGTGAAATCGCTGCCGCCCGCCGTCGGGTGACGCAGTCCTCCTAGGTTGGAGGGGTTGGGGAAAACCGTGCCTCCCCGGGGCACGCAAAAATCCGGGACCAAATTCTGAAGTCGGTGGCCATGGCCGCCGACCTTGGTAGCGCAATGCCCGACGAACTGATAACCGTTGTGTTTTCGTTCCTCCTATTTCGCGGCATACGGGCCCTCACGGAGTAAATTCCGTGGGGGCTTTTTTTATCGAGAGAAATATACGTGTTTATTCGCTATTGATACTTTTAAGCGGTACTGTGTTGACTTTAGGCGCTACGACGCTATAATCCGCTGTATAGCGCATTAGATGCGCCTAATAGGAGTCACACATGACGATTTATCAATTCAGCGCCAAAGAACTTATCGCCCTGCTCAGAGAGTACGGGGTTACCCAGCAGGAGATTGCCCGGCAGACCGGGCTTAACATCTCCACCGTTAATCGTGCTTCCACAGGGGAACAGAAGCCCCGCGAGGCCTCCGTGGACAAGCTCATTGAGCTGGCCAAGCACAAGTCAAGCAAGATGTCCGCTCTGCGCGATGACCTCATTGCCATGATTGACGGCTGGGAGGTTGCGTGATGACGACGTCTTTCATTCGCACCGTCGGCGCGGAGCTCGCCGAGAGCGGCTATCTCGTGTGCGCCATTACCCCCGGGGAGAAGCGCCCCATGGGCAAGGCGTGGGCCGAGCATCCGCTCACCCGTGAGCAGTGCGCAGCGTTTTCGACGCAGGCCGCCGGAGTGGGCATCATCTGCGGCAAGGGGGCAACCCCCGTGTACGCCATTGACGTTGACGTCATGGGCGACGTCGAGTGCTCCGACGCTCTGCGTTGCGCCGTCGCCACTGAGCTTGGCCTTAAGGCCGAGGACATGGTTGTGCGCGTCGGCAATGCGCCGAAATTCCTGGTGCCCGTCCGAGGGGACGCCGCCGGGTGGCGCAAGCTGACGTCGCCGTGGTACGAGAAAAACGCCGTGCGGAGCCGCATTGAGTTCTTGGGGGACGGCCAGCAGTTCGTCGCGGCGGCGATCCACCCGACGACGAACCGCCCCTACGATTGGGAAGGCGCGGCGCCGATGATCAACACCGTGCTCGATCCCGTGGATTTTTTGCCGCTCGTCTCGTACGAGATGGCAAAGGGGATTGTCGAAGCGTGCTGTCGCGTCCTTGAGGCCCATGGTTGGGCGGAGGCGGACGGCGGCTCTACGGTGCAGGGGACGGACGACGCGCTGATGGCGGAGATGATGCCCCAGCACCCGATGGGCGCGAGCATTGCCGAAGCCCGTACGTGGCTTGATGGCTTCTCTGGGAAGGACGACTACGACGTATGGCTTCGCGTCGGTATGGCGCTGAACCACGAGTTCGGCAATCGCCCTGAGGCCGAGGAGGCGCTTGACCTGTGGGACGAGTGGAGCCGAGACGCAAAGAGCTACAAAGGGCGGCAGGACCTGGAGTATCGCTGGCGCGGGTTTGCCCAACGCACCCGCCGTTCGGTCACCTGCCGGTGGTTGAAAAGCGAGTGGCAGAAGCGAACCTATGACAAAGCCCGCGAGTTTACGGAAGAGGGGCGCGTCGCCCGCTTTTCCGAGTATTTTCGCGGCTCCGTGCGCTACGCCGTAGACGAAGGCTGCTGGTACCAATACGACGGTCTGCGGTGGGTGCGGTTGTCCGCCGTCGGCAGCACGGCGCTTGCCGCCTACGTTTGCGACGACTTGCTTCGCGTGGATATCGGGGAGGCGGCCAAGGACGGAAGTATGGGCAAGGAGGAGTACGCCGCCATGCAGAATTTTTACAAGCGTCTTCAGCAATCCGGCAGAGCCGAGCGCATTGCGCTCTCAGCGAGAAAGAACGCCAATTTGTGGATCAACGGGTCGGAGTTCAACTCTCAGCCCAGATATCTTGGCGTGCGCAACGGCGTTGTGGACCTTGAGACGGGCGGGCTTGTGGAGCCGTCGCCCCAGCAGCTGGTGAGCCTTCAGATGGGCACCCGCTTTGAGGCCGGCGCGGACTGCCCGGTGTTCAAGCGGACGATCAGCGAGGTGTTCTTTGGAGACACCGCTATGGTCGATTACGCCCAGAGGCTTTTCGGCTACGCGCTTCTTGGGGAGCCCGTGCGGGAGATCATGGCGATTTTCCATGGCAACGGGTGCAACGGCAAGTCGACGATCGTCAACGTCATGCGTGACCTCTTTGGCGAGTATGGGCATACGGCAAGCGCGGAGCTGATGACAAGCGTCGGCTCCAGCCGCTCCAATGTCGGCGGCGCCCGAGCCGACCTGATTGCCTTGAAGCACAAGCGACTGGTGGTGATGTCGGAAATCGACCAGCGTGCCCGCCTGCAGGAGTCGGCGATGAAGGCGCTTGTGTCCCAGGATGAGATCAGCGCCCGTGGCCTGTACCAGGCGGAGGTATCAACCTTCCGTCCGTCGTGGGTGGCGGTGATGCTCACGAACTACCTGCCGCGCATCGATGGCGGTGACGATGGGGTGTGGCGGCGCATTCACGCGGTGCCGTTTGACCGCAACTTCGACAAAGACACCGCGGTGAAGAAGGATGTGAACCGCTCCCTTGAGCTGAGGAAGGAGTTGCCCGGCATCCTCAACTGGGTGCTTGAAGGCGTCAAGAAATACCGCGAGAAGGGGCTCGATAGGCCTGAGCGCGTGCAGAGGGAGTCGGAGGAGTACAAGCGCGACAGCGACATCCTGGCCGATTGGATCGATGAGCGGTGCGACCTGCGCGAGGACGCACGCACTCCGACCTCTACGGCCTGGACTTCGTGGGATCAGTACTCCCAGGCAAACGGCGTCAGCCACGCAATCAGCGACAAGACGAAGCTCACGAAGGCGCTAAAGCGCAAAGGGATTGCCTGCCGTGCTTGTCGCATCGACGGGCGCATTGTGAAGTGTTACATCGGCCTTTCTTTGGGCGGCGAGTTCTAACGGGACGACGAGGAGGACGAGGAATGAAGGAGTGCTATTTCGACCCAGCAATGCAAGCGCACCGCGCACGCATGCGGCGGGTCTACAGAATTCAGGCCAGACGGGATTTTTTCAAAAAACACCGAGCACTGATTTTCCTTGCCGCGGCGGCCGTGGTCGGCGTTCTGTCGCTGGCGGCATGGAGGATTTGCGAATGGTTGAACGTGTAGTCGACCAAGTCGTCCGATCGGCGCGCTATGCCATTGACTTCGGTTGCTACCGCTTGTTTGACGATTGACGCCCTACGCCCGTAGGAAACTGCCTCCCAAGTTTAGTTGGGAGGCTTTTTGATGGACAGACGAACCGCGCAGGAATTGGCGGAAGATTTGGCGGCGTGCTACGACGATCCGCTTCGGTTCGTCCTGTGGGCGTTCCCTTGGGGCGAGCGTCCGGAAACATCTCTCGTGAGGCTTCCCGACAAGTGGCGGGAGCAGTATCCAAACTGCGAGTACGGTCCGGACGTATGGGTGTGCGAGCTTCTTGAGGACATCGGTCGCAAAGTGCGCGCCCGCAGTTTTGACGGCCGCCACGCGGTCGATCCCATCCGCATGGCGGTGGCGTCAGGCCACGGCATTGGCAAGAGTTGCCTCACGGCGATGCTCGTTTGCTGGATCATGGCGACGAGGCCGAACTGTAAGGGCGTTGTGACGGCAAACACCGCGTCTCAGCTCGAAACGAAAACGTGGGCTGAAATCACGAAGTGGATGAAGCGCTCCGTCGTCCGAGAGCTTTTCGAATGCCAATCGACGTCCATCACCTCCAAGGAGTCCCCCGAGACGTGGCGTGTTGACGCGCTCACCTGCCGAGAGGAAAACGCGGAATCTTTTGCCGGCTTGCACGCCGCAAGCTCAACGCCGTTCTACATCTTCGACGAAGCCTCGGCAATCCCGGAAGCTGTGTACGACGTGGCCGAAGGCGGCCTCACTGACGGTGAGCCGATGATGTTTCTTTTCGGAAACCCGACGCGAAACTCAGGCCGCTTCTTCGAATGCTTCCACAAACGAAAGAAATACTGGGATACCCGCACGATCGACAGCCGCTCGGTGGCGATTACGAACAAGGAGCAGATCGCGAAGTGGGCCGAGGAATACGGCCAAGACAGCGACTTCTTCAAGGTGCGCGTCAAGGGTGAATTCCCGAGTCAAGGCTCGGACCAGTTCATTCCGGCGGAACGGGTTCGCGCGGCCATTGCCCGCGGCGCGCCTTCGACGAACTCGGCTACCTGCGCGGTAGTGGGGGTGGACGTGGCGCGCTTTGGCGATGACGACACCGTGATCGTGACGCGTATCGGGCGGGACGCGGCCTCAATTCCTTTGCGCAGATACCACGGCCTTGACACGGTGCAGGTTGTAGGCAAGGTCAAGGAGCATGTGGCGATGCTCAGAAAGACGATGGGCGTGCCGCGTGTGTACGTTTTCGTTGACGAAGGCGGCGTGGGTGGCGGCCCCGTGGACATTCTCAAAAGTGACGGCTTCCCGGTGCGGGGCGTCAACTTTGCCCAGTCTCCTGACGACAAGGACAAGTTCCCCGGAAAGCGCGAGGAGATGTGGGATCGCATGTCCGAGTGGCTCAAGGAAGGGTCTATTCCGGACGACAAGGAACTGGCTGAGGACTTGGTATCCCCAACGTACCAATTTGACGTCCAGGGGCGCCGAAAGCTCGAGAGCAAGAAGGACATGAAAAAGCGCGGGCTTCGCTCGCCCGATGCCGCGGACGCCTTGGCGCTCACTTTTTCTTATCGGGTGAACGAATACGCCGGCGAGTACAGCGGGCGGCGAGAGAGCCGCATTGCTGTGGGCCGACGCGAGTTCAACCCTTTTGCAAGGTATATGCGATGACGAAGGAAAACTTTCCGGTGACGGATGATTCCAACCGCATGGGGGCGGTATCCGAGGCTTGGTCGAAGCGCGTCTATGAGCTTGGTGAGTGGATGGAATCGACGGGCGAAACGGTCGACCTTCCGATTGAGCAGCACTTGCACGCCGGCATGTATTCGCGAACGGTAATGCAACCCGCGGGCATTTTGTGCACGGCGGTGATGGTTCGGGTGCCCACACAGCTGATCGTCCACGGCAAGTGCCGGATCTTCTGCGATGGGGCGTTCTTTGACATCGATGGTCATCGGGTGCTTGAAGGGCTGCCTGGGCGGCAGATCATCGTGTACACGATCGAAGACACGTGGGGAACGATGTGCTTTGGCACAAAGGCCACAACGATCGAGGAAGCGGAAAAGGAATTCGCAGGTGATGCGTATCGCCTGCTTTCAACACACAGGAGTGAATAATGTCGGCAGTGTATACGGCGATGGCCGTCTTGTCGTTTGCTGGATCCGTTTATTCCGCAAATAAGACGTCGAAGGCGACGATGAAGGCGGCGCAGATGCAGAACGAGGCATCGAAGGACGCGCTTCGTCAGCAACAGCAGGAGATGAACCAAACCAATCAGCGCCATGCGGATACGGAATCGATTCTCGAAGGGAACACCTCGGGCGATGTGCCGGCAACGATGCTGACCCCCGGTGGGGCCACGATGAGCTTGGATGACTTGATTCTCGGCCGTGGTACGTCGCTTTTGGGAGGCCGTCAATGAACGAAGAGGAAATCAACGGGCTGGCTCTCGAAGACCCGAAGCCCGAACCGGAAGAAGTGGAAGGCCTGACACTAGAAGAGCCGAAGCCCGAATCGGAAGAAGGCAAGCCCAAGGAATTCTCGGGGCATGACGACGTACCCGACGCGTACGAGGTGGAGGGCGAAAGCCCGGCCTTTAACGAAGGGGTCGGCAAGGTCGCTCGCGAGATCGGGCTGTCTCAGGATCACCTTGAGCGCGTGACGCAGGCCATCGATGACGTGCGGCAGAACGAGGCCTACGCGGTCGCAAAGCAGTGGGTGGAGCAGCTCAAGCAGGACCCGGAGATCGGCGGGCAGAACTTTGATTCGTCCCTGAAGCTGGCGCGCCAGGTCTTTGACGAGTTCGCGCCGTCAACCGAACTGCGCCAGCTCTTGGCGTATTCGGGCGTCACGAACCACCCTGACTTCATCCGCATGTTTACGAACATCGCCAAGCGCCTGGGAATGCAGACGGCTACGGCGTCGCGGTTCCCCAACAGTCGCATGGAGGACTGAGCATGGGTTTCTTCAAATCGATTGGACGCGTGTTCAAAAAAGTTGGTAAAGCGGTCAAGAGCATCGCGAAGCAAGCGTGGCAGGGCGTCCGAAATCCGGTGGGGTTTACGAAGGAGCTCGTAAAGAACCCCTTCGGCAAGATCGCCCAGACGGCGGGTTTGGACGTGCTTTTCGCAAGATCGTACGACGGGGCGAACCCTGAGCACGGGGCAACGTGGACGCAGGATGAGAGTGATGACGCCAAGGCGCAGGAACGCGCCCGCATGCTCAGTCGTCAGGGCATGCAGGGCGCCACCCCCATCATGCTCTTGGGACAGGACGTCACCGACGATGAGCTCACGAAGGACAGCAAGCTCGGAGGGGATGAGCGATGACGCAGAGCCTCAAAACCCGATGCGCGCAACGCTGGGAGGCGCTCAAGTCCGAGCGCTCCTCGTGGATGCCGCACTGGCAGGAAATCAGCGAAGTGCTTACGCCCCGCACGGGGCGCTTTCTCGTGAGCGACACGAACCGCGGCGACAAGCGCCACCGCGCCATTCTTGATAACACGGGGACGCGAGCGCTTCGAACTTTGGCGGGCGGCATGATGGCCGGCATGACGAGCCCGGCACGCCCGTGGTTCCGCTTGACGACGATGAACCCCGAACTCGACGAGAGCTATGAGGTGAAGGATTGGCTGGGGAAGGTCACTGCGACCATGCAGATGATCTTCAACAAGTCAAACATTTACCGCGGGCTCCATACGGCGTATGAGGAGTTGGGGGCATACGGCACTTGCGCCGTCCTGGTACTTGACGACTGGGATGACGTGGTGCGCTGTGTTCCGCTGACGATCGGGGAATACGCCATTGCGACGGACGGCCGTGGTCGCGTGAACACGCTGTACCGCGAGTTTCGTATGACGTGTTCGCAGATGGTGCAGGAATTCGGTTACGAGCATTGCTCCGGCGCCGTGAGGAAGGCCTTCGATGAGCATCTGTACGACGAATGGTTCACGGTGGTGAACGCCATTGAGCCGCGCAACATGCGTGATCCGGAAAAGCTCGATGCGAAAAACATGCCGTATCGGTCGGTCTATTTTGAGCCTGACGGTGACGACAACAAACTGCTTCGCGAAACGGGCTTTAAGACGTTCCCCGCGTTGTGCGGTCGCTGGGTTGTTTCGGGCGGTGACATCTACGGTACGTCTCCGGGCATGGAGGCGTTGGGTGACTTGCGTCAGCTGCAGGACGAACAGCTCTGCAAATCGAAAGCAATCAGCTATCAGGCCGATCCGCCGGTGTTGGTGCCCGCGGACTTGAAGGACGATGAAGACTCCATGGTGCCTGGCGGCACGGTGTTCGTGGATTCCACGGCGCAGGCGCAGATGGTGCGCTCGGCGTTCGAAGTTAATCTGCGGTTGGACTTCCTGTTGCAAGACATTCAGGAAACGCATTCGCGCATCAACGAAGCCTTCTACAAAGACATTTTCCTGATGCTCACGGAGCAGGGCGGAAACCGCATGACGGCTACCGAAGTCGCGGAACGCCACGAAGAGAAGATGCTGATGCTGGGGCCGGTGCTTGATCGACTCAACAGCGAAATGCTTGATCCGTTGATCGCCTTGGTTTTCGCGCGCATGCAGGAGCTGAACCTGCTGCCGCCGCTGCCCGAAGAGCTGCAGAACGTGGAGCTCCAGGTGGACTTCACTTCCATCCTTGCGCAGAGCCAGAAGGCCGTGACCACCAACGCCATCGATCGCTTCACCAACGCCCTGGGGGTGATTGCCGGCGTGAAAGCCGACGTGGTGGACAAGTTCGATGCGGACTACTGGGTTGATTGTTATGCGGACGCCTTGGGCGTGGACGCCAGACTGTGCGTTCCGACGAAGAAGGTTGAGCAAATCCGTGAAGCCCGTGCTCAGGCGCAGGCTCAGCAGGCACGGATGGAGCAGGCTCAGCAGGCGGCCTCGGCTTTGAAGGACGTGTCGGCGGCAGGCGCAGGCCAGCAGATCGACCCCATGGAGCCGCAAGACATCAACGGCATGTTCGCGGGCTATTGACGAATGAGGGGGACGGGCATTGGAAAAATTCGCACCAAGTGAAAAGCAGGCACGAAAGGAACAGCAGGACAATGACCTTCGTTGGCTCATGAATGACCGGCGGGGTCGTCGTCTGATGATGCGGCTTCTATCGGGCGTTGGGATGTTTCGTAGCACGTACGACCCGGGGTTGAAGGACATTGCCTCAGAGATGCTCTTTCGTGAAGGCCAGAAGAATGTGGGCTATCGATTGATGTCTGAAATCAATCGGGTGTGCCCCGAGACCTATTTCTCGATGATGAAGGAATCAAACGATGGCGGAAGAAGCGGTAACTGAAACGGCCACGGCGGTTGAATCGACGGCTTCGGCCGAATCCGCGCCTGAGGCTCCTGCGGTTAAAACCGCTCAGGTCGAACCCGCGCAGGGGCAGCCGCAGGAAGAAGGCAAGCCGCAGGAAGAAGGTAAGCCGCAGGACGAAGGCGCGCCAGAAGACTACGGCGACTTCGCCGACGACAAGGGTGCGACGTTCAGCTCGAAGGACATGCCGGAATTCACGGCCATGGCCCGCGAGTTGGGCTTGTCCAAGGACCGCGCGCAGAAGCTTTTGATGACGATGGTCCCGACGATGCGCAACAAGTTGCAGTCCTCGACGGCGGCCATCCAGGCGAGCTGGCGCCGATCTTTGGCGACGGATCCCGAGTTTGGTGGTGAGAACGTCCGCGAGAACATGGCGATTGCCACGACGGCCTACCGCAAGTTTGTCACTAAGGATTTGAACGACCTGTTGTCGCGCACCGGATTGGCGGCGCATCCCGACGTCGTTCGAATGTTTTTCCGACTCGGCAAGTCCATGTCGCAAGACACAGGCGTCACGGGGGAGGGGGCTCCCGCGCCGAAGCGTCGTCTTTTCCCCAACTCTGACATGTAAGTAAGGGAGATTTATGGCAACACTCAATCCGACTCTCGCCGACGTCACCAGCCGATCCATGAAGGATGGCAAGATCGATACCGAGATCGTCGAAATGCTCAACGAAACGAACGAGATGCTAAATGACATCACGTTCGTCGAAGCTACCGGCGTTACCGAAAACATCACCACCGTTCGCACGGGTCTGCCGCAGGTTGCGTGGCGTACCCTGAACTACGGCGTTCCGACGGGCAAGTCCAAGACCGCTCAGGTGTCCGATTCCATCGGCATGCTTGAAGCGTACGCCGAAGTCGATAAGAAGCTGGTTGATATCAACAGCAACAAGGAAGCGTTCCGCATCACGGAAAACCGCGCGTTCATCGAATCGATGAACCAGGAATTCCAGCGCGCTTTGCTCTTTGGCGACATCACGACCGATCCGGCAAAGATCATGGGGCTGGCCCCTCGATTTGCGACGGGCGACGTGACGAAGGCGGAAAACGCCATCAACGTCATCGATTGCGGCGGCACCAAGAACCTCACCTCCATGTGGCTCGTGTGCTGGTCGCCGCTCACGGCGTTCTGCACGTACCCCAAGGGTCTGCCCGGTGGCCTGAAGAACACCGACTTGGGCGAAGTGACGCTGGATGACGCCAACGGCAACCATTATCAGGGCTATCGTTCTCACTACGAGTGGAACGTTGGCTTTGTGCTGCGCGACTGGCGTTATGTGGTTCGCTTGGCGAACATCGATGTGAAGGCCCTCACGAACGATCCCCAGACGGGCGATTGCATCCTCGCCGACAAGATGATTGAAGCTCTTGAAACGCTGCCGAACCAGTCTATTGGCCGTCCCGCGTTCTACTGCAACAAGACGGTTTCCGCGTTCCTGCGCAAGCAGATTCGCAACGGCAAGAACGTCAACATCACGATGGAGCAGATTGCCGGTAAGCGTGTAACGGCCTTTGACGGCGTGCCTATCCGCCGCGTTGACGCGCTGATCCCGGGTGAAGCCCACGTGGCGTTCAGCTAAGGAGGGAAGAAAAAAAATGTTGGTTGATCATTCTCTTAAGTTCTCCGACAAGCAGAAGCTCACCGCTGCGGCGGCATCGACGAACGTTGTTGACCTTGAAGAAGGCACGAGCAGTGCGGGCTTTTCCAAGGGGCTCGAAGTGACGGCGGTCGTGACGTCCGACGTGACCGGCACCCTGCAGGTTCAGCTTCAGGACTGCGATACGAAGAGCGGCACGTTCAATACGGTCGCCGCGGGTGAGATTTTGACGACGCCCAAGGCCGGTACGGTGATTCAGTTCGCCATGCCGTACAAGACCCGCCGTTACATCCGCCTCTATTACGGTGGCGCGCCGACGGCGGGTGCCGTAACGGGCTTCCTGACCGTTGGCCGTCAGCAGTGGCGAGCGACGGAACAGGCGGCATCGTTGAAGAATGCGACGGTTGCGGAAACCAGCGCCTAGTGCGTAGCGCAAGGCGGTCGTGAATGAAGGGGGCCTTGCGCCCCCTAAATTTTTAGGAGTGTCTCATGGCCTCGGTGGTCACCATTTGCAACTTGGCTTTGTCGCGAATTGGCGACAGGGCTTCCATTTCCTCGATCGATCCCCCGGACGGTTCGCTGCAGGCGAACGCCTGCTCGCGCCTGTACCCCATTGCCCTGGCTTCATGCCTTGATATGCACAATTGGTCGTTTGCGACGCGTCGTGCAAAGCTCGCCAAATTGAGCTATTCAGGCGACAAGGGCGACTGGCTTTTTGCCTACGCGCTCCCATCGGACTGCCGGCGCGTGATCGACATCAAAGGTGAGCTACCGTGTCACCTTTTTTCGCGCAAAGAGGAGTTCGAAACCGTCGGCGAAGATTTTGGCATGGTGCTTCTGACGAACGCAGAAAACCCGTCGCTTCGATACATCACGAGTGAGCCGAAAGTGGCGCAGTTCTCGGGGCTGTTCGTTGACGCTTTGGCCTGGCTTTTGGCCAGTTACCTTGCCGGTGAAACGATTCGCGGGGACTCGGCTTTTAGCTATGGCACAAAGTGCCTTCAGCAGTTTTCCCAGACGGTGGCCTCCGCCGCGCAGCAGGACGCAAGGCTTGTTCATAAGCAGACGCGGCACGTGGCTACCTGGATTAGCCGGAGATAGCTATGGCGCACAAGCATTTACAGCAAAGCTTCACGGGCGGGGAAGTGTCGCCTGCTATGTACGGTCGGCTTGACGATCAAAAGTACCAACAGGGCTTGGCGACCTGCCGCAATTTCGTGGTGCTTCCGCAGGGACCCGTGCGCAACCGCTCGGGCTTTGCCTACGTAGGAAAAGCGAAGTTCGCGGACAAGCCGGCAATGCTTTTCCCATTCGTTTTCTCCTCGGACGACACGATGCTTTTGGAGTTCGGGGACGAATACATCCGCGTCATCACGCGCGGCGGTTATGTGTCGTCTGCGGCCGGTTCGACAACCCCCTTGGAGATCGCCACGCCCTACGCTGCGGAAGACCTTAAGGACCTGCATTACGCGCAGTCCGGCGACGTGATGACCCTGGTGCATCCGAACTACGCGCCGCGCGAACTGCGCCGATACGGTGTTCGCGATTGGCGCCTCGTGCCGATCGATTTTAGGGCACCGCTTGCCGCGCCCACCGGCCTGACAGGGGAATACGCCTGCAGCGACAAAAACGCAACCAGCGAAGAAAAAAGCGCGTACACCATTCGATATAAGGTCACAGCGATAAAGACCACGGACGAAGGAAACAAGGAGTCCGCGGCCTCTGCCGTGTGCTCGGTGACGGGCAACCTGTATTTGTCTTCGTCGAGCATCACGCTCAAATGGGGCTCTGTGCCTGAAGCGCAGCGGTATCGCGTTTACAAAACCTATTCAGGTGTTTACGGTTACATCGGCGAGGTTGAGGATACAACCTTCACGGACAACAACATCGCCAACGACCCGAGCATTACGCCGCCACGCTACGATGACCCGTTCAACCAAGCAAAGGGCATAACGTCGGTGACGGTCACCAACGGCGGTAGCGGATACACGTACGTAAATGGCGGGGTCGTTAAGAAAGCGTACAGCGCAGTGGCGACGTCCCTCAAAAGGTCAACGGAACCGCTCAAGAACCAAGAGATGCGCACGATGCGCTACGAGGCCTACAGCGGCGATTTGGCGGCCGCAAAGGCATGGCCGTTGAGCAGTGACAAGGGGTTCCCCAGCGAGCAGGAAGTGGTTGATGCGGCCAAGCAAGGCATGGAGCTCGTGTGCATTGACGGTAACGGCGCCGGCGCGACGTTCGAGCCGAAGTTCGCGTTCGATCGATATACCACCGGCGACGGAGAAGACAAACGATACACGACGCGGGCAACCCTTACGGGGTTCGAAATTACGGGGGGCGGCTCCCACTATCGCAAAGCGGCGCTGTACGTTTACATGCGCGATCCTCTTGTTATGGGGCTTTACGCGCTGCGCTACGAATACACGCTCGAAGTGCGTACCAGCGCGGACGTGACGTGCGAAGTGGTCGACAGCACAGGGGGAGGCGCCGAGCTTGTCCCCATCGTTGAGAACGGCGCGGTGACCTCCGTCAAGGTGCGCTCCGGCGGCTCGGGCTATACGAACCCGACCATTCGTTTCACCTCTTTGGGCACAGGCTCAGGCGCCGCCGCGACGGCGAACGTAGGCTTGGCGGGTGACTATCCCGGGGCGGTGTCCTACTTTGAACAGCGCCGAATTTTCGCCGGTACGGCCGCAAGGCCTCTTTTCGTGTGGATGACGCGGCCGGGCACGGAAAGCGACATGAGCTATACGCTTCCGAGCCAAAAAGACAACCGGATCAAATTCCGCGTGGCCGCCTTGCAGGCGTCTCGCATCCGTCACATCGTGCCCCTTTCAAGCCTCATTCTCATGACGACGTCGGCTGAGTTCCGGGTCACGACGGCAAACGACGACACCTTGACGCCAAGCTCCGTCGGCGTCAAACCGCAGAGTTATGTTGGCGCGTCGAACGTCTCGCCCGTGGTCGTGAACTCATCGATCGTGTACGCCTCAGAGCGAGGCGGCCACGTGTGGGAGTTGGGGTACAACTGGCAGGCGTCGGGCTTTGTGACGGGTGACATGTGCCTTCGTGCCGCGCACCTCTTTGACGGCAAAACGGTGGTCTCCATGACGCAGGCCAAGGCGCCTTCTCCCGTCATTTGGTGCGTGTCGTCCGACGGCGCTCTTCTCGGCTGCACCTACGTGCCCGAGCAGTCCGTGGGGGCGTGGCACCGGCACGATACAAAGAACGGGGTGTTCGAATCCGTGGCCTGCGTTTCGGAAGGAAACGAGGATATCCTGTACGCCGTGATCCGCAGAACGATCAACGGGAAGATCGTGCGCTACATCGAACGGATGCACGAGCGTGAGGCGCTCAGCCTTGATCGGTCGTTTTTCGTTGATGCCGGCGTTGAGGACGCTTATGAGGTGCCGCAGAATTTCGTCGAAAACCTGCAGCACCTGGAAGGCTGCGAAGTGGCGATTCTCGCCGACGGCAAGGTGATGCCGCGAGCCGTGGTGAAAAACGGGCGGGTTCCATTCCCCGATAAGGCGGCGCGCGTCGTCGTCGGGCTTCCCATCGAGAGTGACTTGCAGACGCTGCCTGTGGCGCTCCAGACGCAGGACGGGGGTTTTGCTCAAGGGGCGATGAAGAACGTCGTTCGGGAATTCGTCCGTGTCTATCGTTCGTCGGGTGTGAAAGTTGGGGCGTCCTTTGACGATCTTTACGAGGCGGCGCCCCGCCAGTTCGAGCCCTACGGCACGCCGCCACAGTTGAAAAGCGAGAACATCGAGGTGATGTCAGGCCCTTCGTGGGATGAGTCAGGTGCGGTGTGCATCCGACAGGATGAGCCCCTTCCCCTGATGATCTGCGGCATCACAGCCGAGATCGCGCTTTGACGATTGACCTCCGTAACGCGGGACAAACTGCGGCTACGGAGGTCATTTTTTATGGCGAGTTATCTTAACAGCACGACGGGCGGCGTCGACTTCTACCGATTGCTTCGCGGCAGCCTTGCCACGCAGAAAGTTTACAGCGTGGGCGAGCCTGACTCCCGCCGGGTGATTGGCGAGAAAACGGTTATCACAAACAAGCTGGGGGCTTACGTCGCCAAGGCGGGCATCGGCTACAGCATCGGTAAAGGTGCTGGCGACGCCGTTGCTTCATACATCACGGCACGCGGAACGGCGTCGGCCTTGGCCTCGCAGGCGTCCGTCACGAAAGACAACGGCTACGTCGCGCAGATGGGCGTGGAGCAGGCTTTCCGTGCGGGTGAGGCGCAGATTGCCGCCATCGGTATGAAGCAGGCGGATGTGAAGGCGCAACAGCGCACGGCGTTCGCGGCCAACGGCATCGCCATTGGTGTCGGTTCGGCGGCCGAACTGGCGGCCTCAACGGACCTACAGGCCGAGGTCGACAAGATCACGGCGCGGCAGAACGCACTCGCGCAAGCCTGGGGATACCGCCGGCAGCGCATGATGAGCTTTGCGCAGGCCGAGGGCCAGAGGATCATGGCCAATGCGACGAAATCGGTGGGCCGCGTGCAGATGTTTGGGGGTCTCGTCTCGACGGCATTGCAGGCCGCCGGCGGTTTTGCGAGCATCTCGCCGCTTACTCTCAAGAAACCCACCGGAGGTGCGTAAATGGCAATCGCTCAGGAATACGGCGGGCAACAGGTCGCGCCGCAGGTTGGCGCGGGCGCTCAGGGCGCAAGCTTCCAAGCAATGGAGGCGCCGAAGGCAGACTTGTCTGCTATGGATAAGGGTGTGCGCGCCGCCGGCATGGCGGCCGCCAAATACCTCGACGACGTTAACGAGGCAATCGCCACGGACGCGGACACCCGACTGACGCAGTACCAGCAGGATTTGCTGTACAACGAGCAAACGGGTTTCATGGGCCGCAAGGGCTACGATGCTCTTCGCGCCGATGATGAAGGTGTCTCGCCCTTGGATTCGATGATGAAGAGCTTCAAGGGCGCGGTGGAAGCCGCCTGTGCGGGGAAGACGGCGGCACAGCAAAAGCTCATCCGCACCAAGGCCGCAGGGCTCACGAACAGCCTTTACGCCACGGGGCTTCAGCACACGTTTCAAGAGAACCACCAGTTCCTCGTCAATACGGCGACGGCAGGAATCAAGCAGCAGGCCGTGGTCGCGGCGAACAATTTTGACGCGCCGGACGTCATTCAAGGGTGCATCACAAAAGCAAAGGCGAACGCCGATCGCATTGCGCGGCTGAACGGAACGGATGCGAAGCAGGCGCAGATCGACGCGGAGGCGGGCATTCACCACAACGTGATGATGGGCTTCATTAACGCGGCGAACAACAACCCCACCAACTGGGCGAAGGCGCGGCTGTACCTCCAAGCCCACAGCAAGACGATGACGCCGGATGACATCTTCGCTTTCGACGCTCGCATCAGCGCGGGCCAGAAAAAGTTCGAGGCGTACGAAACCGCCAACGAAGTGTTTCAAGAGCTGAAGACGAATACCACGCAGTATGCACGCGCGAGTGGAAAGCTGATCGCCGGCGACACGGGGTATGCCGATGGCGACGCGAACTACGTGTTTTACGCCGGCATTCAGGGGGACCAATTCGCATTGGACTCAACCGGCAGAGCCGTGGTGCGCACGGCCACTCGGAACGGGGAAGCGGCCTACGGCGTTGGCGGTTTGACGAAGTCCATGGCGGAGGCGGCGCTCGGCCGTCAGTTGACGGACGAGCAATGGGCGTCCGTGCGTGAGGACCCGTCGGCGAACGCGAAGATTTCGAAGGAGTTCTTGAATCGATTGGGTGTGCATTTCGGCGACACAAGCATGGCACTGGCGGCGTACTTCGGCGGCGCAAAAGAGGTCGAAGACGCAAAGGCGAAAGCGGCCAAAGATGGCGGGGTGTGGACGCAGTACCTCTCGAAGGACACGCAGAGCGCCCTAAACGGTGCCTTGAAGCGGATGAAAGATTCCCGCGACACGCCGTTGCTGGACGAGAACGGGAACGCGATTTCTGCGTTTGACCCCCGCTACGCCACGAAGGCGTACGTCTCTCCAACGCAAGAGCAGGTGCGAAAACTGATCGAGCAGAACCCGCTTTCCGTGGACCCCGAGTGGAAAGAGGCCGCCATACAGCGCACGCTTGCGATGTTTGAAAGCGACAAACGGGACTTTGCCAATCGCCAGCAGACGGCCTTGGATCGCGTTTGCCAGATCGTCGAGCAAGGCGGGGAGCCGACGGAAGCCGACCTCGCTCAGCTTGACTACAAAAGCCAGCTTGCTTTCCGCAATTGGAAAAAGGCTCACGATGCGAACGATCCCACCGGTGACAGGGCGTATTTCGCGTACCTCGTGAAAAACCCCTCGGTCGTTCATGACATGACGAAGGAAGAGGTGCGCAACGCGACTCGCGCCATCCCGAAGGCCGGACGGCAGTTGATTCTGAAGGAATGGGAGGCCGGGCAGGTGGTGAAGCAGGGGCGCCTTTCCTCGCAGTTCGATGCGCAAAAAGGCGGCAATCCCATCGGCAAGACTTCGGCCACCATGGAGTTGGTGAGCCGCGTACTAAAGCGTGAAGAAAACTTTGCGAAGTTGGACGAAGATCAGCAGGCATTGATTGCGTCCGAAGTCATGCTCCAGGCGGCCGCCGACAACGCCATTTACGGAATCGACACGTCTGACACGGTCAAAGCGGAAGCTTACGTCCTTGATCTTTTGAAAAAGACCTACAACAAGGACACGCTTTTTGGCACCTACGCCGGCGACAAGAAGCCGATCGTCTCCTTCAAGTGGGGGGATTACGACAGCTGGACGAAGAACGTCGGAAAGAAGCTCGCCGAAAGATACTTCAACTGCGGGGAGGGTAACGCATCCAAAGGGCAAGCCATGGCCTCGCTTTTGCGCCTGATGGTTCGCAAAGAGCCCGGATTGGACTGCAGCGGAATCTTGTCGGCGCAGGAAAGGGCGGAGGCGCAGGACTTGATCCGCGCCGCGGTGCGCGCGGACATGGCAGCCAAGCCCGCATACGCACGGATGAGCCGAAGCGATTTCGACGCCGTCCTCGAAAAGAAAATCTCGAAATACATCAACAATGACGCCAAACTGCTGCGGGCGTATTTAGAGAACCGCATGGGGGAAAACTGACGATGGGAATTCTTGACGCAATCGGCTACACCGACGCGGCGGACGATGTTGATTTGAGCGCGCCCCTGCCACTTACACCCGAGCAAGCCTCCCAGAGCTATAAGGCCGCGGCTGACTTTGACGTGACGCCCGACGAGGTGACGCAGGGGATGCGTGATGAGCATCGAAAAAAGATGATGTTCGAAGGCGCCGGCGATGCCTTCAAAACGAAAATGGCCAACCCGACCTTTCGCGCGGCCGTGCAGGGCGACGAAAAATCACCGTCTGCGTTTGAAGAAATTGCGCTTTCCATTGCGCCCGCGGACAAGAGCAGTGGCGACTGGAGCGACATCGCCCGCCGCGGGTTTGCCCGTAGCGTCATGGGGGTCAGTCGATCCGTGATGGGGAGCGACGCCGTCGATCTTCGAGAGCAACTTGACGAACTTCGAAAGCCCAAAAACTACAAGGAATGGGAGCGGCGGCACGGGGTAATCGAAGAGCGTCTTCGTGACCTTGCGGCGCGGATCGTTCGTGAGCGGGCGGTCACCGAGGCTCTGCGCCCGAGTGACGCGCCTATGACGAAGATTGGGCAGGCGTGGAATGAAAAAGGAGCGCTGGCCGCCGTCGGGGAATTTCTGAGTCACCCGATTGATTCGACCACGGACCTGTTCAGCGAGGCATCCCTCCCGTTAGGGGCGTCGATGGGGGCGGGCGTGGTGGCGGCCGGAGCCGCGGGCGTGGCGGCCTCCGTCCCTGCGGGTGCCGCGCTTGCCATCGCCGCACTCGCGGCGGGTGCCGTGGATGCGTCAATTTCGGCGCATGACGCGCTTTTCGACCAGATGGAGAAGGCCGGCGTAGACATGAAGGACGTCGACTCCGTAGCGGACTTTCTAATTCGCGATGCTAGATTCAATCGCACCTGGGGCAAAGCGCAAAACTATGGTACGGCGGTTGGTGCCGGTACGGCGGTGAGCCTTGGGCTTTCCCGCATCACGACGCCTGTGCGCTTGGGGGCGAAGGCGACCGAAGTCGTGCCGCCTGTGGCCAAAGCGTACGAGGCCATCAACGCAAACGCCTACCGTCACATGCTTCAGAATTTCGGAGCGCAAGTAGGCATCCAAGGGTCGGTCGGTGCGGGCGCCGAGGCGGTGGGTCAGATTGCCGCCGACGGCAAGGTGACGGACACCTTCTCGGTATTCCTCAATGGCGTGACCGACATGGTCACCGCGCCGATCGAGCTGGGCGTTTCCAGTTTTGCCGTGCGGCAGGGCGTTCGCGCGCAGAAGGCGAGAACGGAATTCAACGCCATGCAGTTGCAGAAAGCCGTCCAAGTGGCAAAGAACTCGCAGGCTTTCGAAAAGACGCCTGAGCTCTTCGACGAATTCGCCACCGCTGTGGGCGAGCAGAACCCCGGCATTGCGACCGTGGGCATTGATGTGGCTTCCCTGCACCAGGATGGCGAAGCCGGTGCGGCGGCAGTGGAGGCCATCAAGGAAATCCTCCCGCATAAAGCAAACGAAATTGATGAGGCCGTGAAGACCGGCTCTGTGGTAGAGCTTCCGTTGGCGCAATACATTCAGGCGGCAAAGGACGATCGCGTCACGGCGTCCGTTTCCAGGCACTCCGTCGTCGGTGACGACGCCTCCTTGGCGCAAGCCCAGAGAGCGGAAGCGGCGGTTGTGCAGGATCGTGGTTACGGGATTGCCCGCTTCTCCAAAGGTCGGGCACCCGAGTTCAGGGTCTCTTTGCAAAAGGTAGCGCGGGAATACAAGGCAGCGCTTGACGCTTTGCCCGGCATGCAGAAGAAGGGTGGGGACGAGAAGGAGCGCCTCGCCCTGGTGGCCTTGACGATGAACCACGTCGCGAACATGGCCGCCGATGCCGGCATGCTGCCTGAGGAAGTGTGGCGCGACTTCGGTATCCGCCACGTGCTTTCGGGCGGCAACGACATCGTTCGCGCCGACGGTGGGTTGATCGCGGCGACGAACCGCGCGAAGGCTGCCTTTAACGACAAGGTCGAAGGCGACCTCGGGCAGATACCAACGGCTGACGAAGCCAGAGGGCGTGCGGTTGCCCGCGTGCCGCGTGAAGGCCTGCAGAGAAAACCGGACGAAATAAAGGTTGAGGTTATCGACATCGGTAATCCGCAACTGCGTTCGCCGTCGGAACTCCGCGAGGCAATCATAACGGCCTTGGCCGGTACGGTGGTGAAGATCAAGTCCACCGGGCAGGACATTCTTCTTTCCAAAAGTGGGTTGAAGCGCTCTGCTAAAAAACGCTCGGATGAGCACAGCAAGTTGTACAGCTCGCTGTTACGCGTGATTGAGCGGTCCGAGTATGACGGCACGGAGCCGAACGACGGGCTGAAGGGGCACACGGTCGACCAGGACGTTTACCATTCGGCCGTTCGCATGGGCGGCAAACTGTACTCCGTGCGCATCAAGGCGGACGTAGCCAGTGCAGGGGAGAAGGCGCTCCAGGCTTCCGGGGCGCAGGAAGTCAAATTCGACGGCCGATACGCCGACCACGCCGTGGCGGAGATCGACGTATCGGAGGTAAAAAATTACCCCGGACAGCTGCCGTCCGAAGGTTTATTCCCTGTCGGTGTCGACAGGGGGACAGCCCTTCCGGCTTCCACTTCCGGGGTTTCTGCCATAACTTTAGGTGTGATCCGTGGGAATGTCAAGCCGTCGAAGCTCGAAAACAACCTGCTGTCACAGGAAACCTTGGGGGCGTATTACCCTGATCACCGGACGATCGTGCGGTGGCAAGGGGCAAATCGCTCCACCTTGCTTCACGAAACGGGCCACTGGTATCTCTTCAGCCGCGCGAAGTTGGCGCAGGAGCTGCGGGCGCGGACCGATCTCACCGATGCGCAGAAAGAGTTCATCCTTTGGACCGAAAAAACGATTCAGTGGCTGGGGGGCAAAGACATCGAAAGCTTCCTCAACATGCCGATCGAAGACGCTCGTGCCATGCACGAAAAGTTCGCCCGAACCTACGAGCAATACCTGAAGGATGGACGGGCTCCGAACAGCGCCTTGACGCGCGTTTTCCGCCTTTTCAGCGGCTGGCTGAAAAACGTCGTCTACGGCATTCTCAAAGCCGTGCCGGGGTCGGCGGAAATGAAGCCTGACGTGCAGGAACTTTTTGACGCGCTGTTCGTTTCCTCTGAGCAGATTCGGGAAGCGCAATTGCGCCGCCATCTTTTCCTCGCCATGGATAAGGTAAAGAGCGGCGACGTGGCGCAGTCTGAAGTGGACGACGCCTTGGTGCGGGCCATGAACGCCGCCTTTAAAAACGTTGATGACGCGGCTGAAGAAAAGTTCAATCGCCGCGGTGAAGCCGTCGTTGGGCGCCTTCGCCGCCTTCGCGACCGAGTTTTCAACGACCTCACGAAACAGGCGGAGGCGCTTCGCAAGCAATACACCGCCGAGGCCATCAATGAGCGCCTTGGAGAACGTCGCCTTGACGCAGAAATTTTCTTCGACACGGCGCAAACCCGTTACGACAAACGCGGCGGGGAGCGCAAAGTCAAACCCAAGCTCCTCGCCAGCGACCTTGCCAAAATGGGGATCGATGAGTGGCGCATTGAGGAGCTGAAAAAACGAGGGTGGGTGAGCCAGCGCGACGACGTTGGTGTTCTCCACCACCCCGAGCTGGTGGCGGAAACATTGGGGTTCTCTAGCGCTTCCGAGATGGTGTTCTCGCTCACCACCGATGTCTTCGACGGCAAGACGCGCGAGAAGTGGGCTGAGCCGATCGTTCAAGAGCGGATGCAAAACGAGCACCCTGAGCTGGCTGAGAAAGAAACCATCGCCGAATCGGCGGATGCCGCGGTTTTCAACCTGACGGCCTCCCAGATGGTGGCGCTCGAAATTCAGTTCTTGGAAGGGGCGAGGGGCAAGCCCGTGGAATTGGCGCTTTTCGACGCCGTTGCGAACGCGTCTTTGTCTGAAAAAACGATTTCGGACGTAAAGCCAAAGACGATGCGCACGGCGGCTACGCGATTTGCCGAGCAGGCGCAAGACATGGTCAAGAAGGGCAACCTCTTAGACGCCGCGACCGCAAAGCGCCGCCAGCTCGCTCAGATGCGCATGGCCGACCTTGCGCAGGACTTTCTTGACCGCGCGGAATCCTTCGTAAAGAAGATGCAGAAGGCGTACGCCCCCGGTAAGTCCGAGGCCAAGGGCATGCCGATCGAGTACTTTGAGCAGGTGCAGCGCGTGCTCTACACCCTGGGCCTTAACCGATCCGCCCCGGCGTACGACGGCATCCCGGACTACGCCACATTTTTCGAGGCCGAGAAAAATTATGCGGCTTTGCCGGAGCGCCCTGCATTCGTGGGCACGAAGCCTTTTGCCGACATGACGGTGGCTCAGGCGCGTGAAGCCATGCAGTTTGTCGAAGACCTCATCCAGGCGGGCAAGAGCTACTACAAGATGCAGGTCGAATCGATCCGGCTCAACGCAAAGCAGTTGGACGACGCCGTCGCGGGTGAAATTGTGGACGGCTCCGTAGCCCGCGGCGTCAAGACAAAGCGCCTGAACGACGACGACCACACCCCGTGGATGAAACGGCAGATCGAAGGTCTGACGGGTTTCGTCTATGGCCACATTCGATTCCAGACGCTTTGGAGCATTTTCACCGGCAAGCGCGACAACGCCTTCTCCCGCGCGCTTGGCGCGGCAATTGACGCCGCCCGCGACTCGGAAAACGACATGCAGTTCAAGGCGGCCACAAAGTTCGACGCCGCTATGCGGGAGCTCGAGTCCGCAATCACCGACGACAAGGTGACTTTTTATCCTGAGCTCGGCGGGTCCTTTGACAAGCGGCAAATCGTCGCCATGGCGCTCAACATCGGCAACGAGGAGAACTTCCAGCGCCTGCTCGACGGCTCCACGAAATACAACGATTTCCGTAACGAGAGCGACCTCAATCGCCCATGGGCGAAGGAGGACGTGCTGTCGGCCATCGGTAAAGCCTTGAGCCGCAAGGAGCTCGAAGCGGTGCAGAAGGTGTGGGATGTTTGCGGGCAGTTCGGGCGTGATCTGCAAGCGCTTGAGGCGGACACCCGCAACCGCCGCATGCTGCTCGTCAAGCCCTCGGCCGTAACGATTTCGCTCGCAGACGGCGGAACCGTGACCCTCAAAGGCGGCTATTACCCGATCGAGTACGACGGTCGGCGTTCCGCGTTCGACCGCAAAGAAGAGGTTGGCGGCGGGGTACAGCCAACCCGCAAGAGCACGGCGCACACAATCAACCGCGCGGCCTCCGGCGGCGGCCGCCCCGTGACGCTTTCCATGGGGGCGGGTTACCGCGCGCTGAACGAGGCCATCCACGATATCGCGTGGCGTCGGGTGCTGATGGACGTGGAAAAACTTCTCAGAGCCAACACGGCGACGTCAAACGCCATCCTCAAATACCACGGGCGCGAGGCGTACGACGAGGCCAAGGGCTGGGTCAAAGACATGTGGGACAACGGTCGAAGCCTCAAGGTTGATGGCTTTCAAACCTTCATGCGCAAAAACGCGTCCATCGCAGGTCTGGGTTTGAACTTCGTAACGGCTCTGCTTCAGCCCCTGGGCTACACGCAGTCCATCGCTATGGTGGGCGGCAGGTGGTGCGCCGGTGCCATGGCGACGTACCTGCACAATCCGCGCAAAGCTTCGCGGTTCGTCATGGGCAAATCGAAGCTCATGCAATCCCGCATGCGGACGCGCTTCAAAGAGCTGCGCGAAGTGCAGGCTCTCTACGACGGCGGCGGCAAAAAGCTCAAAGACATGCTCATTCGCAAGTGCTTCGCGCCGATTGCGTTTAGCCAGGTGTATACCGTGGACGTCCCAACCTGGATGGCGGCATATGAAAAGGCCCTCGCTGAAGGCAAGCTTGACGGAGAGGCTGTGTCGATTGCCGATCGCGCCTTGGTGGAGTCGCAGGGCGGTGGCGATTTATCCGACTTGGCGCGACAGGAGCGATCGAGAAACGTGTTCAACGTGTTCTACGGCTTTTTCGGCACGATGCTGAATGCGACGGCGATCACGGCGAACACGACAAAGGGTGCCGAGCGCGCCATGAAGCTTGCGCTGATTCTCGTTGTCCAGCCCGTTTTGGAATCTTTCCTTCGCGCGGGGTTGGATCAGACGACAAGCGACGACAACGAAGACTACGGGGAGCGTGTTCTCAGCCGCATCCCCAAAGACCTGGGGAGCTTTTATCTCGGATCGCTCATGGGGGTGCGTGAGTTTGTTCCCATGCTTGACGCGCTGTCGGGCTCAGCGCAGGGGTACTCCGGTCCAACCGGCATGCGCATGGTGAACGACGCCGTTCGTTTCACGTTGCAGGTACAACAGGGCGACTTCGACCGGGCGCTTCGTCGGGCGAGCGTCAACTTCATTCTCGGCGACTTGGCGGGGCTGCCCTCGACGGAAATCAACCGCCTATGGGACGCCGGCGAAGCCATGGCTGACGATGAGTGGGCGGACGCCGTGCTTTACGCTATTGCCGGCAAGAAAGGGAAGTGACGAATGTGGACTGACGGCGCCCCCAGAATTTCGTGCAAGATCGTTTTTCGGGGCCGCCAATGTCAGTTGAATCCACGGAGCGCCGCGTCCAGTTTGTGGGTGACGGCGCGACCGTTTCCTTTCCTTTCTCATTCAAAGTCTTCACGCCGACGGACGTGGCGGTTTTCGCCAGCGGGTCGGCGGGCGAAGAGAAGTTGACGTACGGCACGGACTTCACCGTGTCCCTCAACGATGATCAGGGCGAAAGCCCCGGCGGCACGGTGACGGTGAAAAACGCCGTCACCACTGGCGCCGTCCTCGCCATCACGTCTGAGGTGCCGTACGACCAACCCATGCACGTGACGCCGTACGGGGGCTTCAACCCCGAGACGCTCAACGACAACTCCGACCGCCAGTGCATTCAGATCCAGCAGCTATTGGAGAAAGTTGGCCGCGCAATCACGACGGACCCAACCGACACGGTGACGCCCGCGGAGTTGAAACAGAAACTCCTTGACGCCGCAAACACCGCTACCATCGTCGCAAAAGGCTACGCAGAAGCGGCGGCGGCAAGCGCGGCAGACGCCAAGCAAAGCCGAGACGACATCCTCGACCACAAGCAGGGGATCGTCGACGCCGTGACCGCCGAAGGCGACAAGCAAAATCAGCGGCTCGTCACCGAAGGCGACACGCAGATCGGACGCATCAAAGCGGAAACCGACAATACGCTGATCGCCAACGGCATGGGTTGCGCCGAAAAGTTTTGGACGCTCTCAGCGAATGTGCCCGCGGGCACCGACATCACCATCCCTTCGGGCATCAAATACTTGGTGAATCGTCACCACCTTCGCGTCGCGTGGAACGGCCTCGTTCTTGCAATCGGGCAGAACTTCACGGAAGTCGGGGCGCAGGATACGTTCTCCACCACGTTCCGTTTGACGTTTGACGCGAAAGCGGGCGACGAGATTGACGTTTGGATTGGAGCCCTCGGCAAGGGCGATGTGGCTGAGGCACTGGCCTTGGCGGGCGAAGCGTCGGCGGCTGTGGCTGAACTCTCGCGTAAGGTTGTTTACAAAGAAGAGGTTTAAGAATGCCTGAAAGTCTCGTAAAGACTCAACTCTATTCACACGAAGGCAACGCCAACACGCCGCTTGCGCCCAAAACGCTGGCCGACGCGGTGGCGATGAACGACGTTAACGGCGGCGCGTCCACGGTCGAAGCTGAAATCGTCGCGCTCCGACAGGCGGTTGAGGCCGCCGTCGGCAAGGGGCAGCATTTCCGCGGCGTGGTGAATTCCACGAGCGGCCTGCCGACCGTGAACTACAAGGCGGGGTGGCTTTACTCCGTGCAGGAAGCGGGCACCTACGCGGGCAATGTCTGCGAGGTCGGAGACCTGATCATCTGCATCAAAGACTATGCCTCGGGAAGCGCCGCAAACTCCGACTGGGCGGTGCTTCAGGCGAACTTGGACGGCGCTGTGACCGGTCCCGCCTCGAGCGTTGCGGCTCACGTCGTGGTGTTTGACGGCACGTCGGGCAAGCGGATCAAGGATTCGGGCTTCACGATTGCCGCAAGCGTACCCGCCAATGCGAAGTTCACCGACACGACGTACAACGCCGCTACTGACTCCGCCGATGGCCTTTTGACCGCCGCGCTTCATAAGAAGCTGGTAGGCATTGAGACGGGCGCGGACAAGACGGACGCAGACAACGTGAAGGCCGCAGGCGCTTTCATGACGGCCACGAATACCGCCGACGACATTGCCGACGGCACGAAGAAAGTCGTCATGACCACGGCGGAGCGCACGAAGCTGAGCGGCATCGCCGCTGGTGCCGAGGTCAATCAGAACGCCTTTGCCAAAGTGAAGGTCGGCACGACGACTCTTACCGCGTCCGCAAAGCAGGACACGCTTGAGATCGAAGCGGGTGAAGGCGTGACCATTACGGCGTCGGGCAAGAAGGTGACGATCAAAGAGACGTATGTCGATTCGTGCGTGGTTACGTCGCTCGACAACGTGCCCGCGAATCTGCGCAACGGTGGGCTGGTGATTCTCAAGAGTTGACGCTATGGACTCGCTCTATGTGAAGACCGCCAGCGGCCTTCAGAAGGTTGAGATTGCGGGAAGCGGGGGCGGTTGCAAGGTTGTCGTCACCCGTGTGCGGCAGGTGCTTCCCTCCGCGCTGAAAGCGGGAACAGCATTCGAAGTGCCTGAGCACGTTGTGGGGAGTTCGAACTTAATCGTCTGTTACAACGGGGTTCTGTGTGTTGCTGGTGCGGATGAGCAATACGTTGATGTTTCGAGTACAACGATCAAGTTCAATGACGACTTGCCAGCTTTTTCTGAAATCGATGCAGTCTATTATGAAGGTGGTTTAAATGAGCTATCCAAAGCTTTTTCGTGATCTTTTCCAAAATGACGGGGCGGGAGATAAGCTCAGAGAAGATATTCTGCCCGATATTGGTAAGGTTAAGACTGTTAATGGCGTTGCCCCGGATTCGAGTGGGAATGTCGTTGTTACCGTCCCTACTAAAACAAGTCAGCTCACTAACGATTCGGCGTTTTTGCATAGAGAGTCATTCGAAAACGCAAACATTCACCTTGGGGCAGGCACGGCATGGAATGCTGGTGGGGCATCCTTTCTTTTGTGTAACCAATCGAACCCAGACATCCCTGGCGGCTTTTCTATTAAAGCCGTTAACCAGGACAATAGCTATGCAGAGCTATGCGGTACCCGCGGTGGGGTTCTGACTTGGGCAGGAAACCACGTCGTCCGAAGCGTCAATGATCAGACCGCTGATGCAGCTGGCAATGTCAACATTGTGCGGTACTCGACTTCTGATTTAACCGCTGGTACCTCCCCCCTGGCAACGGGTACCCTTTATTGCGTCTATGAATAACTAAAGGAAAAGCAAATGATTTACGTTGAAAAGTATGACAACACCCACGTCTATATGTACCCCTCGGGTGCTGTGGCCACGCCTGAAGTCGTTCGGAACGACTTCCCTGCGACGCAGTACTTCACCCATGTGGTGCAGACGGATGCGAATCGAGAGATGCTTTATGCCATTCAGAACCTCTCTGCGATCCGTGGTACTTACAACATTGATGCCTCTTTGAGCGAAGAAGAGGCCATTGCCAAGTACGGCGAAATCTTAAACACCCCTCAGGAAGTCGAGGAAGACACCTCTGTGACGCCTGAAGAACGCATTGCGGCGGCCTTGGAATTTCAGAACGTCCTCGCAATGAATGACACCAACACTACGGAGGAAAAGTAATATGTCTTTTGAAATTATCAAGCAGAACTACGAACGGGGTCTGTGGACTAAGGCGATGCTCCGTGTCTGCGTCAAAAAGGGTCTGATTACTGAAAAGCAGTATGAAGACATTGTGGACAAGAAAGAAACCAACTCAGCTCAGTAGGCATCCAATGACTGTAACTACGTACATAGGTGTTGGAGGCAAAGCCAGAAAAATCAAGACAGCCTATATTGGTGTTGACGGGAAGGCCAGAAAAGTCAAAAAGATCTATGTAGGCGTAGGCGGAAAAGCTAAACTGTGCTATATGGTTATTCAGAACGCCATTAGGAAAATTGGCAATCCAACAGGGTTATCTAAGGAAATGAGTACGGTTGCTACTTCAGTTGGTAACTATGCTTTGTTCGGTGATAGTAGCACCGTAGACGCCTATAACAGCAACTTAGTAAGAAGTACCCCCACGGCGCAATCTCAAGGTAGGGGTTATTCCGGCGCCACTTCAGTGGGAAGTTATGCTTTGTTCGGTGGTGGTTTTAACTCTGCCACTGTAGACGCCTATAACAGCAACTTAGTAAGAAGTACTCCCACGGCGCTATCTCAAGGTAGGGCAAGTTTGGCCGCCACTTCAGTGGGTAATTATGCTTTGTTCGGTGGTGGTGGTATTACTTCTAATGACACTTACTATACCACTGTAGACGCCTATAACAGCAACTTAGTAAGAAGTACCCCCACGGCGCTATCTCAAGGTAGGCTCGATTTATCCGCTACTTCGGTGGGTAATTATGCTTTGTTCGGTGGTGGTCGTCGTCGTGGTGGGTTCTATAGCACCGTAGACGCCTATAACAGCAACTTAGTAAGAAGTACTCCCACGGCGCTAGGTCAAGCTAGGGAGTATCCAGCCGCCACTTCAGTGGGAAGTTATGCTTTGTTCTGTGGTAATGGTACTAAATACTATCCCAATGTAGACGCCTATAACAGCAACTTAGTAAGAAGTACCCCCACGGCGCTATCTCAAGGTAGGGAAGATTTGGCCGCCACTTCAGTGGGTAATTATGCTTTGTTCGGTGGTGGTCGTGTTAATAGTAGAAGTTACTATTCCAACGTAGACGCCTATAACAGCAACTTAGTAAGAAGTACCCCCACGGCGCTATCTCAAGGTAGGGCAAATTTCGCCGCCGCTTCAGTGGGTAATTATGCTTTGTTCGGTGGTGGTTATGCCGGTAGTTACTATTCCACCGTAGACGCCTACGAGTTCTATTGAAAGTCCTGCTAAAGGAGAACGAAGAATGATGTTGACTTCTTCCATGGTTTATTTCGCAGGGATCGCTGATTCCGTCAGAGTTTTTTTTGCTTTTTTGGTTGTCGTCAATATGGTGGCCGCGGTCGTGTTTTTATTTTAAGCGTCGACATCAGCGACGACATCCCGAAAAAGACCACCATCAAGGGCATCACTACGGCCGCGGTGTTTGCGATGCTCTTCGCGTTTCTCGCGGCAATCACTCCATCGACGAAAACGGTCGCGGCAATGTACGTCCTGCCGGCCGTCGCGTCATCGGAGGCCGTGCAAAAGCTGCCTGCTGAAGCGGCGGGACTTGCGCTCGACTGGGTCAAAGAGCGCCGTGAGGAGTTAAAAAAATGAGGGCTGAAAAGAAACGTCCTTACACAAAGGGCGCATGAAGACCGGCGCAAGAAAATGCCCCGCTTACCTCAACAGCAAGCGGGGCATTTTCGCTTTCACAAGGCCGCCTATTCCTTGCACACAGCCTTGATGGTGGCTACTGCGCACCACGCTTTTTCGAGCGTGCGAACGTCCTCACTACTGAGTCCGCCGCCATCGCGGGCTTCGTCGCACACCTTGTCGATCTTTTCGAGAAGACAGTGCATGGACTGTTCCGCGCGGGCTTTCATCAGTTCCTTCATTTCCATGGTCATTCTCCATGTCTGTTCATGATTTCTTTGAGCGCGTCCAGGTCTCCCTTGTCAGGCTTATACGGCCCGATGGAGAAGGGATGCGCTTCAAGATTCTTTGAGGCTTCGGCGTACAGCAAGTCCACGTCGATGCGGTTTTGCTCGTCCACCGCCCCCAAAGACTTCAGAAGCGGTAGATAGCCTTCGATCATCGCCGGGGCTCGCTGAGCGACGAGCCCCGAGATGATGCCGACGGCAAAAGGCAGAGAGCCGCCTTGCTTTCCTGCGGCGGGGATGAGAACTTGCTGCGCAAATTCCGCGATCACCGCGGGCAGATTCCCGATCGGCATCTTCATGGCTAGCTCCGCTGAACCTTGACCGTGCCGCTAATCGGCTGAGTAGCCGGCGCGGTGTCCGTAGCCGTCGGAGCCGTCCACGAGTTGTACCGCGGCATGACAGGCGGACAGATGACGGACTGCGGGACGATCGTCTGAGTGATGCCGTTCACCGTGTTCTGCAACGCGGCAATGGCCGCGGAGTTCTGACTGATGCCGCAGTTGCAGGCCTGCGCAACGGAGTCGATGCGGCCGCCCAGTTCACTGCGCACGAGCTTTTCGCGCAGGTCGGCAATCTCAGCGTTCTTGGCCACGTTGGTTTCAAGAACCGCGATGCGCTCACGGTTCGCCGCGGCCTCCGCAGAGAGCGGGCGAATGAATCCCATCAGCTCGTCACGAAGCACTTTATTTTCAGCGCGCGAAGCAACGTAGACTTCGGAATCCTTGTTGTCGGAATACTTTTCCGCGCGAAGGTTGGCGTTCTCGGCCATCAGGGCGTTCAGCTGATTGCAGTTGCCGCCACCAAGAATGCCGCCGAGAATACCGCCGTTCCCGTTGTTTGCGGAACCGAGGAAACCGAGGGAGCCCAGTACGAGGGCGGGGATGCCTACGCCGTTGGCGAGGCCTTTTGTGGCAAATTCACCCATAGCAAACTCCTTTTGCTATGGAACTCGAGGTTCTCTGGATTGTGCGCTCGCTTGGCGCTGATAGGTAGGCTCAGGGGCCCTTGTGACTGCGACCACGGTCTTGCACCGTGGGCATTTGATGACGATTGTCCCGGACGAACCCGGGGCGAAGTCGAAGAGACGGCGCCCGCAACGCGGGCAGTTTGCTTTTTCCATCACACTTCCTCCCCAATGGGCGGAAGAAAAGGTAAACCGCCTAGGGTTCGTCATTCGTCAAAGCGTCCGCCCAGGCCTGCATGACCTTTCGTCTTTCCTCCAGCATGTCGCTACGAAAATACGCGCTCGTAACCTTGTTTCCCCAATGATGGCCGAGCGCTTTTTCCGCCACGGCGTCCGGCACACCCGTATCCGCACACCAATCACGGAAGGTGGATCGGATGCCGTGGACCGTCACCTTCGGCTCACCCTCCGGGCGCTGGCAGACGTCGCGGAACGCATCGAGCAGAGTCGACGCAACGACAGCGCCGCGCGTCACGCGGCTGGGGAACAGAAGCCGGTCGGGATCCGCGCCGTCGCCCACTGCCTCCAGCGCCAGCGAGGACAAGGGCTTGCGAAGCGCCGCCGACTCGCGAGTCTTGATGTGCTCCGGGGGCACGAGCCACGTGTCGTCCTTGATTTCTTTCCCGAGGGCGAGCCGCGCTTCGCTGACGCGGCAGGCGTTTGCGATGGTGAAGAGCAGGATACGCGCAGAGGGGCTTTGCCGCTCGCGCAGACTCGCCACCGCTGCGCGGAGTTCCTCCATCGTGGGGGCTTCCCGATGCTTCGTCGTGTGCGCCTTCGCCACAGGCGGCAGAAACAGCGCAAGATTCCCGCGCCACGTGGCGGGGTTGTGAGTGACGAAACCGCGCGTGATCGCCCAGTTGAAAACCGCTTCGAGCTTTTGCTGAAGGTCGGCGGCGGTCTCAGTCTTCATCATCCATAGCGGCTTGACCACGGCGAGCACGTCGTCGCGCCCGATGGACGCAAGCGGCATGTCCCCCAGCACAGGCATGGCGAACCGCTCGATCTGTGACGTCCAAACGGATCGCGTCGTGACTTCGTTTTTCCACTGGCGGATGAGCGCGATGTCGTCGAGGGCTTTGTGGCAGACGTCGCCGAAAGTCATTTCGTCCGGGCGCTTCGGTTGCTCTGTCGTCAGGACTTCGGCCGCTTTGAATTTCGCTTCTTTGATCCCCATCTGATCAGCGCGGCCAAGCGAGCGCTCGATTCGCTTGCCGCCCACGGTGCCGCGAAATATGTAGTACGATGAGCCCCCACGCGTATATAGGTAGAGGTTGTCCGAGACCTTTTTCTTTTCCAT